AGCCATGCACAACACATGGCCGAGCGAGTGAACGAAGTGCCTTTCTGATTGGTTTTGGTGGCACTTCCGTGAGAGGGTGGGGGTAACACCCCACCTTCTTTTTTTTTAATATGTTTGCAAAACAAAAACCAATCAAATGCATTCAGATATTATCTCCCTCACGGACACCCTTCCGTACCTCGAAAGAGCGCAAATGGGTAAGTACTTCGACATGGGTCGAATAGGCAACGATGCCATTGATGACTACCTGCGGTTCAAGCCAGGTGAGTTCATCGTTACCACGGGTCACGCCAACGTGGGCAAGACGCACACGATGTTCTACCTGATGTTGATGCAGTCCATCACCTACGGCAAGAAGTGGTTGTGCTACACTGCCGAGAATGAAGTGCATTCAATTCAGCGCAAGTTGGTGGAGTTCCTCAACATGAAGCCCATCAACATGATTGACCCCAAGCGGATGTACTCCGACCTGGCCTTTCTGGATGATTTCTTCAAGTTCATCAACCCGAACAAGATCCTATCATCATTTGAATTGCTAGACATATACGGTGAGGCAATGTCGGATTGGGACTACACGGGAGCATTCATTGACCCGTACAACTCCCTGCGCACGGATCAGACCCGCTTGGGAAAGGTATCAATGCACGAATACCACTACGAGGTGGCAAGTGCCTTTCGGGTGTTTAGTCACTCCAACCAAATCACCACCATCGTAAGCACCCACCCCGTGACCGAGGCGATGCGTAAGGTTCACCACGACAAGCATGAGTATGCTGGCCTTCCTATGCCCGTTGGAATTGCGGATATTGAAGGAGGGGGCAAGTGGGGCAACCGTGCCGACTGTGTAGTGGTGTGCCATCGGTACGCTGGCCATCCAGTGGATTGGAGGTTCACGCACATCCACGTTCGCAAGGTGAAGGAAACGGAAACGGGTGGAAGGATCACCCCATATTCAGAACCCATCGTTCTGGAATCAATGAAGGGCAACGTAGGATTTTTGCACAACGGAACAAATCTTTTGAATCATGGCCACGTTCCCGTTTGATTACTACATGCACGCAAAGGTGACGGACGTGCAGCGTGCAGCGCATTTCCTTCTTGAACTGTACGAGGCAGGAAACAAAGATGTGCTTCCGCATTTCCAGGCCATTGAGAATGCAGCGACTTTGATCAAGCAACATGCGGACTACCGAAATGAGATTGAGCTTCGCTTCTTCCAGATGACAAATGAAATCAATGCCCTGCAATACCAAATGCAAGACGAGAGAAAAAAATACCAAGAACTTCTAAATAGAATTGAGATATGACCTATCGTGAATTTTGCATACTAGTTGGACACGATGACGATGGGACAAGAAAGCAGACCAATGTGATCAACCGATGCGCATACGTCCATGCCGTACGTCAGCACTACACCCTTGTTGAACTTGGCGAGATGATGAAGCGCACGCACGCCACTATCTTGCACTATATGGGCTTGGATTTCCGCAAGTCAGAGGCCTACCATCGTGCCTACCAAATGGCATGGGAGTGCATGAAGTACCAAGAGGTGGACGAAAGCAGCCCGAACTTTGATCAAATGATGCAGGAACGCAACGAACTTCGTCAGCGCATTGCCCAGAAAAATACGCAAATCTCTCTCCTTCAGGAAGAAATCATATCTTTACGGGACAAAGTAGAAAAAATGAAAGCCGTGTTCACATGATTGAGACCTTCTACATCCAGAACCGCAGAAAGTTAGTTAACTTCATCAAGGGATATGTGGACTACGAGCTTGCCGAAGACGTAGTGCAAGAGGTGTTCCTGCGGTTACTGGTGCTAGAAAGCGAAGGCAAGACCCACTTTATCCAAGAGGGGAAGGTGAATTTCTTTTTTGTTTATCGGGCTTGCGTCAATCTGTGCTTCAAAATCTCTGCCACCAAAAAGAAGATACAGAAGATATCCTTTGGTGACATGTACGAGCTGGACAAATGGCTTGCCGCATCAACAGACGAATACAACCACGAAGAAGATCGCACCTGGGAGGAGCTTGTGTCGGCCATTGGCGATGAGATGAAAGCGATTCGGTGGTACGATGCCCAGGTATTAGAGATCAGCACGAACTACACCATCTCTGCACTGTCCAGAGGGACGGGTATTGGCAGGGATTCAATCCGTCAAACATTAAAAAAGACCAAAAATGAAATCAGAGAACGAACCGAGGAAAGTTATCAGGCGTGGAAGGAAGCCCAGAGGCGTGGGTGATGTGGTAGAAACTATCACCACGGCCACGGGAATCAAGGCAGCAGTGGAGTGGTTCAGCGAGGCCACGGGCATTGACTGCGGTTGTGATGCACGCAAAGAGAAGCTGAATAGATTGTTCCCATTCAAGGCACCCGAGTGCCTGACGCAGCAGGAATATGAGTTCCTGGGGACGGTAATCGGCAAGCACAAGCTCACCTCTACCCAGCGAGAGGAGATTGCAAAAATTCATGCACGTACCTTCCGACACAAGTTGGTTGTGCCATGCACCTGCTCTCCTAAATTGTGGGCATCGTGGATGAACGAACTCACTGCATTGCACTCAACGTATGGTGAGCAGCCAACGGTGGTCGGATAGTGATCACCTGGGCAGGATGAGTGCGCAACGATTCGTTGACGCTTGCCACGCCATCGGCTACCAATGCCGCCAATCCACAAGATACGAGGACATCAACTACCACATTGACTACTGGGTGATCCGCCCAGGTGGGCATACCTCGGTTGATGTGAAGGGCAACAACTACCCGCATGAGATCTGGGTGGAGTTCATCAACGTGCGAGGAAAGGACGGGTGGCTATTTGGTCAGGCCGAATACATTGCCTTTGACATTGAAGCCATCCAAGGTCTTGCGATGGTATCCAGAACCGAGCTGCTTGCATTGTGTGAGCGGTTGGTGGTGAAGGAATTTGTACCCAAACATGAGGCCTACCACAAATTGTACAACCGAGAAGGGAGGCAAGATGTCATCTCTCGATTGGAACTCATTGACATCGCACCACTCAAAACTTTTAAGATCCTAAACTATGCCAATCCCCAACCCTAGACCATCAGAAGATCAGCAGGATTTCGTTCAACGCTGCATGGCCGATGACGTTATGAACAAATAATTTGCAGACCCAAAGCATAGATTGTCAGTGTGTTATGCGCAATGGACAAAAAAAATGTAAATAATTTTTTGCCATGTGAAAATTGTTTTGCACCTTTGAAAGGTCAAACAGCAACGACCTAAAAACTACAGCTATGTCATCAATCAACATTAGATTTGAAAGCCGCTCTAACGGACTCCGTGCCAAGTTTGGTGCATACATTTCCGAGTCAGGTGAAATGTCATTCGGTCAGGAAGGAAGTTTCCGCAGTTACTACGAAACGAATTACTTCGAGAACTACAAAGAATTCATTGCAGCAATCAGGCGTATGGTAAAGAGCGAAAATACATACATTTCTGAAGTTAGTGTTATGACTCAAACTGAGCATCACAGAAACGTATCGATAGATAAATCTCAAGTTGAAGCCGTCCTTCTCGAATTTATTAAAAAGTGATACAAGGTTAACTGATGAGGGTTTAATACCCGAAACCCCTTCGGGGTCTTGACCAAAAAAACCAATCAATCATGAAAGACAAATTCCTAAACTGGTTCACAGACGTCACCGTATGGTTGGCGTGGTTCCTGATTGTCAGCACTGCCTTGATGGCTATCTGCCTTGTTCCATCCTTTATTGTTGATGTGCTATGCAAGTGACCTACACAGATCTGATGTACGAGGCCGACAATCAAGGCCTTGCCCCCGAAGATATTGAAGGGGACTACTACGAGGTGTTTGCCAAGTGGGCAGGCTTCAAGCATGTGCAGGACATGTATGACTGGCACATGGAAACTGTTGACTGCTTGGGAATCATTGACGTTGATCAATACCCATACCAACCTGACATGGTTCCAGGGTTTGACTGGGAGCCGTTGCGCAAGAGAGCGGCAGAGCAGGATTTCAACTACATTGATTGGTGATGAAGCGCATATTCAAGGAACTCGTGGAGCGTGAATGCACCATGTGCCACGAGATCGTGAAGGCGAAGTATTTCACGCATTGCAAGCGGGTGAACAAGAACGAGATTGTGTACTACCAACGGGCAGATTGCAAGTTCTGCCGTGCAGAAAAGGAACGTAAACGCAGAGCAGCATCCAAATGAAGACAATGAACTCCGTATCTGGTGGTAAGACCAGCGCATATATTGCAGCTAATTACCCAGCCGACTACAATATCTTTTCACTTGTACGAGTAAAGGATCAGAACTGCTTGTTTCCAGATGCTAAAATCAGACAAGAAGTTGAAGATAGAATCCAGGCACCATTCATTGGAACGGTTGAGGAGGACACGATCATATACACAATGCTCGACCTGGAGCAGTTCCTAGGTAAAAAAATCACCTGGGTAACTGGAAAGGAGTTTGAAGAGGTGGTGACCATGAAAAATGGAAAAACCGTTTTGCCAAATGTTCAACGCAGAGTTTGCACTCTTCAAATGAAGATTGAGCCGATGTTCTACTGGTGGCTTGAAAACATCAATGAGATCGTGGAAACTCGTATCGGATTCCGTGCAAACGAAACCAGACGGGCTGAAAATATGGTTGAACGTGCCTCCAAAACGAATGGCATCTTGACATGCAAAGCCAAGATTGGCAAGCACAAAGATGGCCGAAACAAATGGGCGGACGTGCCGTATCAGATCCCGAGATTCCCATTGATAGAAGACAACATATACAAGGATAAAATTGAGGAGTTTTGGAAAGACAAGCCCGTGCGGTTTGCGTACATGAACAACTGCGTGGGGTGCTTTCACCGAAGCCCGATGCTTCTGAACATGATGTATAAGCGCCACCCCGAGAAGATGGAGTGGTTCAATAAAATTGAACAGAAGGGGATGGCTGATTTGAACGGTAACAAATGGAAGCAAGAGGTGACATATGCCCAAATCAAGGAGTACCAACCACAATACGATCTATTTGATTCCGACTTCAATGAGTGCGATTCGGGATACTGCGGACTCTAAAAATAAACGACATGCAAGATTGGCAAATTGAAATTTTGGAGATGGGAATAACCCCTAAAACACAAGCGGAATATCTGTTCCAACTGTACCTTTCTTTGATGAAGGGGAATCCTGACCTTGCCATTGAGTGCGCAAAGATTGCTGCAATTCAACTGTTCGAGGAGACGGACAATGAGTTCTGGGTACAGGTCGAGCAAGAAATAAACAAACTATGAAAGTAATCAAACTACTCAACGGAACGACCTGGGATCGTGAGACGCTCCTAGAACAAATGCTTGACGATGATTTCTACTACGGAAATCTAGGCCGTTCCGCCCTATCGTCAAGTGCATGCAAGTTGCTGCTTCAATCCCCAAAGACGTACCACTACGTGACCAAGTATGGCCAGGAGGATTCGGATGCGTTTACTGTGGGTAAACTTGCGCACGTGATGGTATTGCAACCTGAACTCATGGGTGACTATGAGGTGATCGATGTGCAGAGCAAGAACACCAAGACGTGGCAGGAGGCAAAAGCACGAGGAGGGAACATAATCACCGCAAAGGAATTGAAGGAAGCGCAGCGCATTGCCGATGCCTTGCTACGCAACGAGCAGGTGATGGGATACATTCAGGGGTGCAGCTTTGAGGTTCCAGAGATCGGGTACATTGACGGCCTACCCTTCCGAGCAAAAGCCGACATCTACTCACCTGGATTCATTGCCGACTTGAAGACAACCAGCGACCTACGTGCCTTTCCTTATTCAGCGAAGAAATACGGATACGACATGCAGGCGTACATCTACACCCGCCTCTTTGGGGTGCCGATTGAGAAGTTCATCTTCATTGCAATTGACAAGGGATCGTTGGATATTGGAATCTACACCATCTCGCCCGACTTTTTGCAGTCAGGCAAAGAGAAATTGGAGCAGGCAATCGCTTTGTACAAGGAGTTCTTCCTTGGTGTAGAGGAGCCAGACCTGGACGGTTACACGATTGTAGGTCAACTTTGATAAACAAAACAGTTTGTGTATCACATTTTGCAAAATATGAACGACAACAGACAAGACCCCGTACATCCAGATCACTACAAGCACACGACAAAGGAGGTGTGGCAGATGATGGTTGACATCTGGGGTGTGGGGGCGTTCATCACCTACTGCGAAATAAACGCATTCAAGTACAGAATGCGAGCAGGACGCAAGGCGGGTAACTCGGTAGAGCAGGACATTGAGAAGGCCAAGTGGTACGAGGACAAAGCAAACCAAATGAAATGAAAGCAACAATTGAATACAACCTGCCAGACGATCAAATTGAGTTTGACCTGGCCAACTCCGCAGCACGGATGCATTCAGTCCTTTGGGACATGGATCAATGGCTGCGAAGCCAAACCAAATACGCACCTGATTCAACACACGAGGAAGCAGTCAAGGCCTACTACAAATGCCGTGAACAACTGCGTGAGTTGATGAGCGACAACAACCTGAACTTTGACTGATGAGCTGCGAACCTAGCAAGGCAATCTGGATGATTGATGCCGTTATCACGTACAAGAAGGCCAAGAAAGCGCAGACCAAAAAGGTGTGGTTCAGCAGCCGATGGGAACAGTTGCCGTGTGTGCGGGTAGACCAAGAGGCGATTCACCAAATGATAGACCGCTACGGATTGAGAGAGGTCACAGAACTCAAGATTGAAAAGATAACGGGAGCGATTTACCTTGGCGAGCGGTATGAAGAAGCACACTAAAATCTACTTCCAGGCCATGGGCATCAGCCCCGTGGAGTTCGTGCCTTGCGAGGTCTGTGGATCGAGAGCCGTGGACATCCATCACATCGAACCCAGGGGAATGGGTGGAAGCAAGAGCCGAGATATAATAGAGAACCTGATGGCATTGTGCCGACCTTGTCACCATGAGGCCGACTTCGGAACCAAATTAACAAAAGAGCATCTAAATGAAATCCACCAACACCACTTATCACGGCTTCACCCTTGATGCAGTAATCAACCGCCACTACATCTTGCGCATCAATGTGGAACTCGCAGGGGTCATGATTCATCACTATGAGGTGTACCGCAGGAAGGGGCGCAACTTCATTTTGGAGTTCCAGAGCGAGGAGATCAACGATGACGCATTCAATGAGTGCGTAAAATTTGTACGTACAAAATGATTCACATAATAACCCCGTGTTCCCGCCCAGAGATGCTGGGCTTTTTGCGTGAGAGCATCCCCGCAGAGTGCAAGTGGACGGTGATGCTAGATTTCTCAACCTCAAAGAGCAAGATCCCAAAAGGAATAAATGTAATCCGTTCCAACGTAGGTGGATGGTTCGGCCACCCACTACGCAACATGGCGATTGACTACCTACAAATAAGCGCAAGCCACAACGACTATGTGTACTTCCTGGATGACGATAACATCATCCACCCCGATTGGTACCAAGCGGTCAAGGATTGCAACGAGGACTTCGTGAATTGGGCGCAGGTGTATCGCAATGGCCAACCCCGCCTGAACGCAACCGAAGCCCCAAGGGTAGGGAACATTGACACGGCCTCCTTCATGATGAAGATCGGAACCATTGGCAAGAGTCGATTCCAAATGCTATACGAGGCAGATGGTCTATTCGCCCAGGAGGTGTACAAAAACGGCACAACACGGGTGATCAATGAGTACCTTTGCTACTATAACTACTTGAGATGAAATACGTTCCTATTTCCCAGGTCATCCCAAACAAGACCAACCCCCGCTTCATTAAGGATGATAAGTTCAAGAAGCTAGTACAAAGCATCAAGGACTTCCCCCAAATGCTAGAGCTGCGTCCCATCGTGGTAGACATACACATGGTAGTGCTTGGTGGAAATATGCGCCTTAAAGCGTGCCAGGCGGCTGGATTGGTGGAAGTTCCCATCATCGTAGCGGAAAATCTCACGCATGCACAACGGCAGGAGTTCATCATCAAAGACAACGTGGGCTTTGGTGAATGGGACTGGGACATCTTGGCGAATGAATGGGAGATGCAGGATTTGCAGGACTGGGGTCTTGACTTGCCATTTGACAATACGCCTGTACTGGAAGCAGAGGAGGATGACTACGAAGCACCATCCGAAATAAAAACAGACATCGTACTGGGTGACTTAATAGAGATAGGCCAACACAGACTGCTATGCGGAGATTCAACAGATTCAGATGCCATCGCAAAACTAATGGACGGCAAACGTGCTGCAATGGCCTTCACGAGTCCCCCGTATAATGCAGGCAAGAGTGAGGCATTAAGCGGAAACACCCATTCGGGAGATAACAAATACAACGAATACAACGACAATCAATCCAAATCCCAATATCTTGACCTATTGATCGGGTTCACGAATAACGCAATCGCAAATGCGGAATACCTGATCTGTAATATCCAAACGCTAGCAGGAAACAAAATAGCATTGATTGAATATCTGTATCAGTACAAAGACAATTTCATTGATGTAGCCATTTGGGACAAGGGTCACGGTGCGCCACAGATGGCAGCCAATGTAATGAACTCGGCATGGGAATACATGTTCTTTATTTCATCAAAAGAGAAAGCCTCCCGTGCAATACCAGGAGCCAAATTCAAAGGAAACGTACCAAACATATACAGAGGCAAACCACAACGCAACAATGAATTCTCATCGGTTCACGCAGCCACCTTCCCGATAGATCTACCAGAATGGGGAATGCAATTCACAAAGGTTGGGGATATTGTTCTTGATCAATTTATCGGAACTGGTACCACGATGGTGGCAGCCCACCAACTCAACCGCAAATGCTTTGGTATGGAACTTGACCCGAAGTATTGCCAGGTGATTGTAGACCGAATGCACAAGCTTGACCCATCACTTGAAATCAAAATAAACGGAAAGCCGTATGACAAATAAGGACATACAAAAAACGGCAATGGTCGAGGCACTTGAAAAATCCCTCGGAATTGTGACAACCGCCTGCAAGCAGGTCGGCATTGCTAGGAACACCCACTACGAATGGTACAAGCATGACGAGGACTATCGGCAGCGAGTGGATTCAATCGCAGACATGACCATTGACTTCGTGGAAAGCCAACTGCATAAGCAGATCAAGGAGGGCAACTCGACGGCCACCATCTTCTTTTTGAAAACCAAGGCCAAGAAGCGGGGCTACGTGGAGCGCACGGAGTTGGACATCTCAACGAGCAAGCAATTTGAGGTAGAGGTCATTGACACGGATACGGACGAATAAGGTCTTCAAGCACCTGCTCAAAAGCGACAAGCGCATCACAGTTGAGCAAGGGGGAACTCGCAGTGGGAAAACTTACAATATCCTACTGTGGGTTATTTTTCATTATTGCGCTACCAATACTGGAAAGGTGGTGACCATCTGCCGTAAGACGTTTCCGTCCCTGCGTGCGTCCGTGATGCGGGACTTCTTGGAGATCCTGCGGGAGCATGACCTTTACCGAGAGGAGAACCACAACATGAGCAGCCACGAATACCATCTGAATGGCAACATGATCGAGTTCATTTCCCTTGACCAGCCGCAAAAAATACGGGGGCGTAAGCGCAACATGCTCTACATCAATGAGGCGAATGAGTTGTTTTACGAGGACTGGCAGCAGCTCATCTTCCGTACCGATGGCAAGATTGTATTGGACTACAACCCATCCGATACCTTCCACTGGATTTACGACCGAGTAATCCCACGAGAGGACTGCGACTTCTACCAAACCACCTACCTGGACAATCCCTTCCTTGACCCCATCATCGTGGAGGAGATTGAACGCCTGCGTGATACCGATGAGGACTATTGGAGGGTGTACGGATTGGGAGAGCGGGGAAGCAACCGTGCTGCTATCTTCTCATTCACCACGGGGGAAATCCCGACAGACGCAAAACTATTGGCATATGGAATGGACTTTGGGTACACAAACGATCCCAGCACCTTGGTGGGTGTCTACGAACACGGCAACAATCTGTACATGGACGAGTACATCTACCAGACGGGAATGACGAATCGGGACATCCACAACACCCTTACCTCCCTTGGATTGGATAGGCGTGCAGAAATCTTTGCAGACAGTGCTGAACCCAAATCAATTGACGAGCTGCACAAGTTCGGGTGGAACGTGAAGCCCACATTGAAGGGAGCGGATAGCGTGATGGCAGGCATTGACCAACTCAAGCGATACAAGTTGGTGGTGACCCCACGCAGCAAGAACCTCGTCAAAGAATTGCAGAACTACAAATGGGTAGAGGACAAGAACGGGAACCTACTCAACAAACCGATTGACGCTTTCAACCACGCCATTGACGCTGCCCGTTATGCGGTGTTCAACAAGAAGGCAAACCCTAACTTTGGCAGATATTCACTACGATGATATTAGTAATTGGAAACCCCAACGGGGTATTTTACCACCGCCTCCAGGTGCCGTACGAGGACATGCTGATGCGTGGCTACATGGTCAAGTTCGGAACCATTGAGGATCTGGACAAATTGAAAGGCCACATATCGTATCTGGTAGTCAACCGAGGCATTGCCTCCAAAGACCATCGGCAGTTCCGTGCGATGCTCAACGCATACAACATCAAACTGATCCTGGACATTGACGATTGGTGGAACCTCCCCCACAACCATAGCAGCAAGAGCCAGGTGAAGGGAACCCATATCATCAACACCATCAAGATAGCAGACCAGTTGCACACGACCAACGGGTACCTGGCCGAGAAGCTGCAAAAGATCAACCCGTACGTGCCTATCTGGATCCTGCCAAACGCCATAGACCCAAGACGGGA